CTCGCCAGCACCGCAGGCCAGAGGGGCCCGTCACAGTACCTTGCGGCGCTGCGCGTGGCCGTGGAGGCGTCTGCTCGGCGCTGTGGCGCGCTCTGTGCGCGTCTGGCGGTGCGGGCCGGGCTCGGTGTCGGGCGCCGTGGTGGGGCGCCCTGTGGGCCGCTGTGGGCTATTTCCCGAGGGCTCGGTCGAGGTTGTGCTGGAGGCGCTTGGCCGTCTCCTCTTGGAGCCGGGTCATTATCTTCTCATTGGTGCGCTCGCTGGTTATCATGGATGGCACCGAGATGGTGGTGAACTTCTTAATGTCGGTGCGCGTCCGGCTCATTCGCTGGAATGGAATGGCGCTGACGCCGCCGGCCTTGGTGTTGCCCGTCCCCATGAGGATATTGTGCGATCGCTCGGAGTACGGGCCGCCCGGGGTGCGGGTGTTCAGGTAACGGCCGATGACCTTCTTCTGTCCCTTGACCACCTGCATCCGCAGCGTGTAGCTCTTGCCCGGCGGTGCGGTCTTGGGCGTCATGCCGAAGTGCACGGGGGTGAGCAGCCGGCCGGAGTAGGTGATGGTCAGCTCCTCGATGGTCTCGCCCGAGACGCTGACGCTGCCCGCCATCTTCTTCGGCTTGCCGCTGTTCTTGCCGGACGGGGTGATCTCGCCCTTCTTGATGTTGTAGACCGACGTGACTTCCTGAGCGATCCAGCTCGGCGCTCTGGCCTTGATGTCGCGGACGGTGGCCTTCACGGCCTTGCGGCCCTGCTCGTCGATCTGTGCGACGGTGTCCATGAGCTTTTGGAAGTTTTCGACCTGCATGGTGATGGTTGCCTTTGCCGTTGTTGTCACCTCCTGAATATGCAAAAAGAGACCGGCGGGCGTTGGTTCGCCCGTCGGCCTCTTGCCGTCGGTTGTTATTCGGTTTTCCTCTGGTCAGCCGCTCGGAATTGTCACGGCGTTGCCCGTGTGTCCGGCGGTCTTTTGCAGGATATAGAATAGCACGGGTCGCTACTGCTTTTCAATTCCTTTTACTTCCCTTTTGTTCCTTTTACTGCGTTTTACTGCCGCAGCTCAGGTAGGGGCTCCAGCTCGTCCAGCACAGCGGCGAGGTTGAGCAGGGCACGGCCGTGGATCTTGTATGTCCTGTTCTGGTAGGCGTCCACTCTGTCGACGTAGTCCCGCCGATCACCGAACAGGACGCCGCAGGTGCTCTCCCAGTCGGCCCGGTCGAAGTAGCGCAGCCGGATGACGGCACGCTCGTCGGGGTCGGAGAGCTGGAGGATCAGGCCCTCGATGGCGTTGCGCTCCTTCTTCTCCTCGGCCTTGAGCCGGTCGATCTGTTCCTCGAGCTCCATTTTCCGCTCCACCATCATGCCGGTGCGGTCGGATGGTGTGCCGGATCCGCGGGGCATACCTGTCAGATCAGGGCCGGGCGGGGAGGCCATCGTCATCTCCATGCGGTCGAGACGCTCGAGCTGGTTGTCGATGTCCCTCAGCATGGCGGTGTAGGCCGCGAGCCTGTCCTTGATCCGTTGTGTGATCGGCTTCTCGCTCATTATGTCAGGGCGTCACTCCTGCTCACCTCCTTCCTCGTCAGGCTCGAAGATCGCGGCGATCTCCTCGCGCGGTAGCTCTCGGCCTTGACGGACGCAGCGCACGGTTGTCTTTCCTGTTATTCTGATGTACCTCTTGACGATCACGTCCGTGAAGGCGGGCGTCAGCTCCATGATGTAGGAGGGCTGCCCGTATGCCTCGCAGGCGGCCAGCGTCGTGCCAGAGCCGCCGAAGGGATCATAGACGCCCGTGGCGAAGTCCGTGTTGTCGACCAGCTTCTCCAGCAGCTCGACGGGCTTCTGCGTGGGGTGCAGCTCATTCCCGGAGCGGGAGATGCTCAGGACGTTGCCGTAGCCCTTGTGGCCGTCGAAGTGGGTGGCAGCCTTGGCGCCGAACAGAATGAGCTCATGCTGCGAGCGCCAGCCGACGCCCATGCCCGGCGTGCCCTTATCCCATACGATCTCAGACTTGACGCCGAAGCCGGCCGCCTCGACGAGGTCGAACAGATATACCCACATACGCCAGTCGGTGAAGATGTAGGCGTAGAGGCAGGGGATGTCGGTGAGCGCGCCGCGGATCAGGTTTTGGTAGCCGCGCGTGCTGAGGATGTCGTTGGCGATCTTCGGGGCCTTGCCGTTCTTGCGCTCGGTGCCGATGCTGCCGGTCGACTTCTGCGACTCCTTGCTGCCGCCCGAGCAGTAGGGCGGGTCGGTCAGCAGGATCTCGGGCTTGTTGCCGTCGAGCAGCAGGGCGCGATCCTCCGGCCGGGTGCAGTCGCCGCAGAGGACGCGATGCCGGCCGAGGATCCAGAGGTCGCCATGCTGCGTGACCGGCGCGGCCGGGGTCGGGATCTCGGCGTCGGGGTCGCTGCTCGGCTCATTGGTGTGCAGCGCCTCAGAGAGGGCCGTCACGATGTTGCCGTAGTCGTCCTCGGTGTAGCCGCTGAGCATGAACGGGATCTCGCCGGTGTCGATGTCGGCGAAAACCTCGGCGAGCAGCTTGTTGTCGGTGGTGGCGAGCTCCGCGATGCGGTTGTCTGCCGTCAGGTCGGCCAGCTCCTCGGCCTCGCTGGCGTAGTCCTGATAGTCGACCGGGGCGTCGGTCAGGTCGTCGAGCTGTGCGGCCATGAGACGGCCGTGGCCTTTGGTGACGAGCCCGCTGCGCTTGCTGACGGTGATCGGGGCACGCCAGCCGGTCGCCCGGATGATAGAGGCGAGGAGCTTGATCTGCTCCGGCGGGTGCTGGTTGGGGTTCTTGGGGTTGGGCCGCAGATCCTTCAGCGGGACGATGGCGTCGTGTGCGCAGAACACGGGGACGCTGCCGGCGTATGCCTTCGGCGTGGCCGTGGTGCTGTACTCCTCGATCTCGGGGCCGGTCTGCGGCTGCGGTTTGTCTTTTTCCATGTGTTTCCTCCTTTCTGAGCGTTGCAGAAGGACGGGTTACTTCTCCGGGGCACCTTCTTCGTGCAGGTGGGCCTCGGTGTTGACCGTTCTGCTCCACCAGTCTCCCGGCTTGAATGAGCCGTTCAGCCATTTGCGTATGTTGGACTCTTTGTAGCTGTTGATCCGGCGCAGCAGCCGGCGCAGTTTGTCCTCCTCGATCTCGGCTGTGCTGCGGCCGAAGATGATGCGAAGCTGGTCGAGCATGATCTGGACGTCAGCCAGCTCCTCGACCGCGTTCTCGAGTGCGGCCTTCGCCTCTGCGGCGCAGCTCACGCGCTTCACTTTGCAGAGGGCTTTGGTCAGCTCGGCCATCTCCTCGACGGCCATGTCCATTTGTGCCGGTGCGCCGTAGGTCGTGATCGCACGATCCAGAATAGTCCAGCGTTCCTCTGCGGTCATCACGGGCGGCCTCCCTTCGTCAGCTCTCTGACCAGTACGACCACGAGCACGATCACGATGATGGCGAGGGTGATGGCGGTCGGGATCCAGATCGGGGCCAGTACCCACAGCCAGCTCCAGCCGATGACGCCGGTGAGCTTCAGGACGATGAAGGCGACGGCGAGAAGGCCGCAGAAGCCGATCCCGCCGGCCGTCGTGTTGTTTCTTTCGTTGTTCATGTATTACCTCCAGTATTATTTGCCGAGCCCCTTCAGCGCGCAGGCCGTGCAGGCGGTTCGGACGTCGGGCTCCAGTGCGAGGATCCGGCGGGCTGTGTCCGTCTGCCAGCACTCAGCGCCACAGACGGGGCAGGTGGTGAGCCGCCAGTCGTCCGTCGGAGGCTCCGGGACGTTGTCATGCAGCGGCATGGTGAGGATCCCGCCGTCTCCGGGCTGGTGGGGCGTGAGGACAGGCTCAGGCTCGTCGGGGATCATGGCGTCGAGGAGCTCGTTGTACTTCTTGAATATGGCCTCCGACGCTGCGCTCCAGCTTTCGCCGTGCTCCGTGTCCTCCGGGGTGGCGACGTGGGCCAGCTCGTGCGCCAGCAGCTCAGGGGCGGCGCTGATAGGCGCCTCGGCCGAGATGCAGACGATCGGCGTGCTGCCGTCGTCGGGGAAGATGGTCAGGCCGTAGGCGGTGCCGTTGGTCTCGTCCCGCAGGTCGGGGACGTACTGCGCGACGTACTCGACGCCGGGGTAGAGCTCAGAGAAGGCCCGGGCCACGATGGCTGTCGGGTCATTGATGAAGGGCGAGGCCATCGGGCCGATCTTCTCGTACTGCTTCAGGGCTGCGTAGGTCTCACGCAGCATGGCCCGCACTTCGTCCTTCTTGATGCCGTTGATGGTGGGCCCGTTCAGGATCAGGTCGAGCATCTTGTCGCTCCAGTCCTGCATCAGGTGGGTCTCCGGCATACCGCAGCCGAAGGGCACGACGTCGACCTTCTCACGGGTGAGGGTTTCGTATTCTTTCACGGTGCTGCTCCTTTCAGAAAAGCCGAGCGGGCCGGAGCCCGCCCGGCGCTTCACTTACTGCATGACGACGACCTTGCCGGCGTCGATCAGATCGCCCATGTTCTTCAGGAAGTAGTCGGCGATGTTCTTCTTGGCCTCGAGCTTCCAGATGCCGCCGTCGGCCTCGAAGAAGCCGATCCCCTCGTCGGGATCCACGCGCAGCAGAAACTCGCTCTCGGGCTGTTCCACCTCGAGGAATGTGCGGAACGGCCGCAGCATGACGCGGGGCTTGATCTCGACGACCGCGTTGAGGGCGACGCCCTGACGTGCCTCGACGGTCTGCGTGACGCCGTTGTCGTTGGTGCTGACGCTGTTCTCGTTGGTCATGCGACTCAGCAGGTCGAGCAGGTAGGCCGTTCCCTCGTTGGGGATGCAGAGGCTCCGCAGCTCGATCAGAGCTACCTCGCGTCCTCTGAAGCCGGTGTACAGGCCCGGGGCATCAGCCTTGGCGCGGTAGAGCGTGTTGCGGGAGAAGTCGCTCAGGTAGGTGGTCATCACCTCGACGGTGTCGTTGCTCTTGACCTGCACCATGATGGTCGTGCCGACCTTCTCGAGCTCGGTGCGGATCAGCTTGCAGATGCTATCGAGGCCGCTGACGCTGATGCAGTCGGGGCGGTCGACGTGGGGCGGGATGCGGGTGAGGGGTGCGTCGGCGTAGGTCTGGCCGCCGATCTCGAAGGTCTTGGTCTCCTTCAGGCTGACGATTTTGTCGATCATTTTTGCGAGCATTGTGTTGTCCTCCTTGTTCTGTGTTGTGGGTGGTTATCCGTGCTGGACGAGCTTCAGGAGCTTCGGGGCCTCCTGCTGCGTGCCGTCCATGTTCATTTGGCCGGGCACCTGCGGCACCATCTCGGCGACGACGAGCTCGCCGTTGCCGTCAGAGGTGACATAGAGGGCCGTGGCGACGGGGTTGGTGGCTGCGAGCGTAGACTTGGCCGTCACGGAGACGCCGATGGTGCGGCGCTCGTCGTCCGGGGTCAGCTCGATGGTGAGGGTGATCTTGCGCTTGGCCGTGGCCTTCGTGTTGGGGTCGAGGATGTTCTGGATCACCTTGTCCATCTCATAGTCGACGCGCTCCTCGAAGGCGCCGCGGGCCATCGACATGATGCTGTCGCGCTGGTTCTGTTCGTTCATGGGGTTTCTCCTTTCTTTCCGCTGCCGGCCGTGCCGTACTTCTCGAGCGTGTCCTTCATCGCTCCGGCGATGCACTCGGCCATAATGGTCGCGGCCTTGGTTTCGCTGTTTTTTGCGGCCTGTTCAATGGCTGCGCGGATCTCGTCGGGCTCGTAGCCCGTATTCTCATAGGCGGCGAGCTTCTGGACGAGCACCTCCTTGGTGGCTGCGCTCCAGTAGCCCGTCTTGATGCCGTTGGCTCTCTCGTGGGTCAGGCGTTCCATGCTGGCCCTCCTCTCAGGTGGCCGATCCGAGCGTCATCTGCTCGGCCTCGGTCGGGTTGTCGGCGTAGGCTGCGGCCGTCTGGCCTGTGGGGCCCGAAGGCTCCGCTCTGGCCCACACGGCCTCGGTGGCGTCCGAGCGGGTGGCCTTACGGCGGCCGACCGTCGTGAGGATCCCAATCTCCTTCAGCTCCGTGAGCCGCGGGGCGACGTAGTTGCGGTTGAAGTACGGGATCCGGCCGGCTGCAACGAGCTCCTCGGTGATCTCGCTGGCTGTGAGCTCACGGTTGCCGAGGGTCTCGAGGATCAGGCGGCAGCGGGCGGCCCGCTTGGGGAGTACGGCGTCATAGCTACGGCGCCGGGTCTCTTTGGTTGTCTGGTTCATGTCTTTCCTCCTTTCCAGCCCCCCCCCCCCCGCGGGCGGGGGGGGGCGCTGGGGGTG